AGAAGGAACCGCTTACTTCAAAATATATGAGGGAAACAAAAGCGGCACCGGCAAGGCAACATCTAAAGGTTATCAACTTAACAAACCAACTAAAGGTTATGTGAAAGATATTGAAAAACATTTTGATGATGTCCAAGTTAAGGGCGGCGTCGTTATTGCGAAAGGTCCTAAAAAAGCAGCCCCCACCCGACTCTTCCAAAGCGGAGAGCCTGGGTATCGTAAAGGTGCTCCACCACCTCCTGAGGGAACAAGCAGAGGTCTCAACTTAGACAAGATGGCACACGGTGCTGAGGTTCGTGCAGCACTTGATGCTTTACCAGAAGACCTAAGAAACGCTGCCTACGAACATATTGACAGGGGTGGTCCACTACCTACGATTACTGATGCAGACGTGGCTGAACAGGGACAGTTCTGGGCAAGTGTTCTCGGTAGAGACGAAGACGCTACACAAGCAATGCTCCGCCAACACCTTCAAGAAGGTAGCGCCTGGATAGCCGCACAACATGCACTCCGTAATTGGGCGGACACGTTGGTGGGGGATGTCGTTGAGACACAGACGCGGCTTAAAAATGTAGGGGACACCCACGAAGACCTTGTTCACCTATTGATGCAATCCATCCAAGCAAAACAATTTATTGAAGCATCTAGATCAGGAGGCTCTTTAGCGGGCATGGGTCTACAACGCCATAACAGCATGGCGGGGTGGGATGTACGTCCCGGTGCTAAACCACGTCCCGAACCTACAAGTACAGGTACGGGTACAGGTACGGGTACAGGCGGCACTCCCCATAGCAAGGTAATGCCTGAGTCTATGTATCGAGGAGACAGTCCCGACGCAATACGGGTACGCGAGGAAATTATTAAGACCCACGGTGGAGGCTCTTTAGAAAAGGGCATTAAGAACATTAAGAAACTGGCGTCTGAGGTATCCTCTATTAAAGATAACCACGGAACTGGTGCGGCACTGAAGCACTTAGATGAACGTGCAAGAATGCCTCAGATGCTAGTGGAATACTGGATTAACTCCATTCTCTCCGGTCCACTCACTCACGCAGTCAACATGACATCAAACACTCTTAATACCTTGTTTATGCCCTTCGAGCAATTCATGGGCGATCTACTCACCTTAAAATGGGACAAGGCTTTTGGGGAAGACTTACAGATGTATGCTCATCTCGCCTCCTCATTACAGGATGCAACCAAGGCAGCAGGGGCTGCTTGGAAGAACTGGGGAGACTCCTTAGATGTCATGGGTAAGATTGATGTTGATAACGTAGGTAGAGGAAGAGCCCTTTCCGCTAAGAATATGCCGCGTGTTGCTAACACGATTGGCGAAAGCGCTACCGATTGGATTGGTAAACAATTAAACCTTCCAAGCCGTTTCTTAATGGCGGAAGACGCTTTCTTTAAGAACCTAAATTATAGAGCCACAGTAAAAGGCGGCTTAACTAAGGAAGGTATCAAAGCAGGGATGCGTGGTGCTGCATTAGATGCACATGTTAAAACAAACTTCGATAAGATGGTTAAGGACGGACAGTTCTATACTTATACTGGTATGCGTACTAAAGCAGAGGCAGAAGCCCGTGCTGCACACAGTAAGGTGGAAGATCTAGAAGAACGTACAAAACTTATCCAAAGTCATATTCTTAATTACATGGAAAAGAATTGGAATGATGACCACGGTGTCCTCGCTAAACAGGCTTTGGATTATGGACGAGAGATTACATACACTCAGTCATTAGATGACCCAGGACGTAACGCCGCTGTAAGAGCAGCCGGTGGGTTCAACAGGTGGGTGAATGATTACCCAATCCTGCGCCTCGTCTCCCCATTCGTTCGTACACCTACGAACCTTCTCGCATTCTATGTCAAAAGGAGCGTGGTGGGGTCTGGGTGGGATGCCTTCAAACATATCGAGGGTGGTATTAAAACCCGCGAGATGCGCCGAGTCTCTAAAGAGATGGCGGAAGAGTTCGCTGATAAATCAAGTGATATCGTTGGAAGAGTAGCCACAGGTTCTATGTTGACCTTCGGCGCCATTATGGGCGTTCAGTCTGGCAACTTAACTGGTGGTGGACCTAAAGACCCTGAGAAGCGTCGCATGATGGAAGCCCAAGGTTGGCAACCATACAGTATCCGAGTTGGCGATGCCTGGTGGTCCTACAAACGCTTTGATCCCTTCGCTAACTTCCTCGGCGTAATAGCCGACATTGCTGAAGCCACCAACGAAGTGGATGGGGATGAGATGTCTATGATAGATACTATAACATCCCACGCCATCTTTGCCGCCTCCCGTAACGTAATGAGTAAGTCATATCTAACAGGGATTGCTAGAGTCGCTAACGTCCTCTCTCAACCAGAGAGATATGGTGAAAGTTATATGGAAGCAACCGTGTCATCCTTTTTACCGATGTCCGGTCTCGCCTCCCAAACCTTCGGCAACGCTGAACACCAATTAGAAATCAGAGGCGTCCTAGATGCCATGAGGGCTAAGTATGGCTTAACCTCCGAAGACTCTAAGTTACTTGGTGTTATTCCTGTGGGAGATACACGGATAGAAAGCAAGCGAAACGTCTTTGGTGAGAAGTTGGACAGACCACAACCACTATACAACACACTACCAATACATCGGTCTGAGATTAAGGATGATAAGGTTCTTAAGGAACTGAGTAACATCAACGCTTCCTTTGGACCTCCTAAGAAAATACGGAATGGTATTAACACCGTGTTGTTTACTAATCGTTCCGGTCAGACATTCTATGACCGATGGCAAGAGAATCATGGTAAAGTAAGGCTGAGAGGGCGTACCTTGAAGCAAGCAGTCAGAGACCTTATGCGGTCTGCTGCCTACAACCGTTTATCCGAACAACCCTTTGAAGGCGATGAGTCACCCAGGGTTGGTGAGATACGGAAACTTATTCGCAAATATCGTAATGCAGCATATAGCACCACACTTCGGGAGTTTCCTGAAGTGGATCGCCAAGACCGCCGCAACACACAAATCGACATCTATCGTAAATCTGGAAGAGATATCCAGGGTCTTCTGGAATATTAAAAGAGGTAATTCATGGCTATTACATACATTGTTTATGAAACAACAGGGTCTACCGCAGACTTTGCATTTTCTTTCCCCTATATCAGCACATCGCATGTGAAAGTATTAGTAGATGGTACTGATCTAAGCACGGATGATTATACGGTGGTTGAGTCTCCATCTACTAAGATAACTTGCTCACCCGCTATCGCTTCCGGAAAGTTTGTCAAGGTCTATCGAGAGACCCCAGGACGTGCAGCAGGAGCCGAAGACTTACTTGTGGACTTCCAAGACGGCTCTGTACTTTCAGAAGCCGATCTCGATGCTGTCTGCCAACAACTTCTCTACCTGTCTCAAGAAGCAGAAGAGAATGCAACATCAAGCCTCTCCATTGATTATGATGACAACTACACAGCCGGTGAGCGTCGTATTAAAGAACTTAGCGGCACAGTATCTGGAGACCGAGATGCGGCTACTAAAGAGTATGTAGATGGTAAAACATTGTACGCCGGAGCCACGTCCTTACCCCAGATGTGGGCAAAGGTCGGCAGCGATTTTACAGGAACAACCGGCGACTGCACGGTCACCCTGACTGATCCTGCGCCGAGCGGCGATAATGATAACTTATATGTAGTGGCTTTCAATGGAGATACTCAGACACCAACAACCGACTTCGCCATATCAGGCAGCATATTCACGCTGAAGATGGGCGCAGTTACACTAGACGCCGCTGATAAAGTAACCATCATTAACTTTGGTGTCGCCCGTCAATACATTAAGCAACCAATCACTGGTGATGCGGTTGGGGATGTATCTTTAACGGTAAAAGAAATTACCGATCAGACAGCCGATCTTCAACAGTGGCAGGACACCTCAGGCGCCGCACTTGCAAAGGTTGCTGTAGATGGTGATGCAACTTTTGTTGATATTAATGCAACAGGGAATGCAGATGTTGATGGCAACCTTAATGTTGATGGTTCACTTACCGTAGACACCACTTCAACCCTTACTGGAGACTCGACCGTCGGTGGGACTCTTGGAGTCACTGGAGCAACTACTTTAAGCGATACTCTTGGAGTCACTGGAGCAACTACTTTAAGTGGTGGTGCAAGTGTAACAGGCGACTTAAACTTACTCACAGGTGCTTTGCAATACGCGGGTGAGGATGTAATGAGCATCAGGCAAATCGTTACCGCCGTTGCGGGGTCTAACAGAGATGATACTGACAGTACATGGACAGTCTCTGACTTAAAATGCTCAGTAACTCCAAAAACAGCAACATCTAAGTTCTTGCTGTTGGCAAATCTTGATACTTATTGTTATGACACCAATGACCCAGGTACAGATGTTAACCGTGTCTTGGGGGTACAAACTAAGTTAGTAGCAAATACCACCGCCTCCGCAGGAGCCGAACAAACAGACGGCTCAGATATAGGCAATGCTATCTCCCAACGTGTTGACCGTGTGTACTTGGATACGGAAAGCAGCATAGTGGAGTACCAACAACAAGTGCATATACAACTGTATGAGCCAGGAAGTGCTGATGCCTTTACCGTTGATGTGGTTCACATAAGAGAGTCTACCCATGTTGACTTGGCTCGTATACGCGTGGCTACTTCTACGTTTTACATAATAGAAATCGGATAATGCCAACAACCTCCCTGCCCATCCCAATAAATCAACAAATAACTTTAATATAAAGAGAATCTATAAATGGTTACAATATCAACAGTATTATCAAATAAGACCGCCACCTTTTCCGGCATAAATGTTGGTGAGGATGATCTCACGGTCTACGACGAAGGCACCTGGACACCTGTTATGAAGATTGGTGTTACCGCCATCTCTACAGGCACTCCAGTAGGAAAGTATATCCAAATTGGTAAACAAGTCACCGTCTGGTTTTCTATCTCTTTCAATAGAGGCACTAATGTCGGAAATGTTACTGTGGAAGGGCTACCGGTTGCTCCCACAATGAATGGACAAGGTACCGTAAGCCTTAACGATTATGTGGACGGTAGCCCGCCCATCGTAACGCAAGCAAACAGCGGAGGCACAGTGATTCATTTTTATGTGCTTCCGGACGCCACCGGTACACAATTAGCGAACATGTCGGATACTGAAATAGCCGCAAGCACTGCCACATCAATACAGGGAACCATAACCTACAGCGTTATATAAAAGATATGATTGAAGATACTAAAGACATCTTGATGGCGCTTGGGCGCCTTGAGGGTAAAATGGAATCATTACTACACATGCAACGAAACCACGACGAGGAACTCGGACGTTTGGATAAACGCTTACGGATTGTCGAACAAGGCAAATCCGCTTTATTCGGCGGAGCCGCTGCGATTGGCGCCATCGCTGCCGCCTTTGTATC